AGTCGATGACGGGCAAGCGCGGTGATTTCGTCGTTTGGGACGACCCGCTATCACCGGAAAAGGCGTATAGCGAAACAGAGCGCGAAACCGCGAGCCGCATTTTTGCCGAGACGCTGCCGACGCGCCTAAACAACCCAGACCGATCGGTCATCATCATCATCATGCAGCGCCTGCACGAGAACGACGTGTCCGGCTACATCCTTGCCCGCGATCTTGGGTATGAGCATCTTTGCTTGCCGATGGAATACGAGCCTGACCGGGCGTGCAAGACGTCAATAGGTTTCAAAGACCCGCGCAAAAAGGCAGGCGAATTGCTGTTTCCGGCGCGGTTTTCTGCCGATGTCGTGAAACGCGACAAAGACGTGATGGGCAGCTTTGCCACGGCTGGACAATTCCAACAGCGTCCGGTCCCCCGCGAGGGCGGAATGTTCAAGCAGCATTGGTTCAACCCGGTGCAAGCAATACCGGCAGGAACGCAGCTTGTTCGGGGCTGGGACTTGGCGGCAAGCACGAAGTCGGACAGCCCGTGGACGGCGGGCGTTAAGATCGGCAAGACCCCGGCAGGCCGCTACATCATCGCGGACGTGGTTAGGGAGCGGGTCACAACCCCGCGCCAGCTTATCCGCAACACAGCCGCGCATGACGGTGCCGAGGTGTTCATCAGCTACCCGCAAGACCCTGGCCAAGCTGGCAAGGATCAGGCGAAAAGCATCGCGCAGGACTTGGCGGGGTATCGGTTCAAGTCATCACCGGAAAGCGGCGACAAAGCCACGCGAGCGGAGCCTTTCGCGGCGCAGTGCGAGGCGGGCAACGTCGATATTATCAAGGCCGATTGGAATGCCGCATTCTTGGATGAGATTTGCGCATTTCCGTTCGGTCAATTCATGGATCAGGTTGACGCCACAAGCCGCGCGTTCAACGAACTGGCAGCGCCCAAGCCTTCCACAAAGACCAGCACAGTAGGGGGGCTTTTCTGATGAGCGTCACAGCAAAGCATCCAGAATACACCGCAAGCCGCGAATACCAGTGGCGGCAAATGCGCGACACAGTGAACGGTTCCCTCGCCGTCAAGCGCCGGGGAACCGCGTATCTGCCAATGCCCAACGGCTTTAAGGCAATGGCAGACCAAGGCGAGGCGGCGTATTCGGCATACACCACCCGCGCCGACTTCCCCGAGATTGTCGCGCCATCCATCGGTGCAATGGTCGGGATCGTTCATGGCAAGGAAATTCAGGTCGATATGCCTGATGCTCTTAAATATCTTTGGGAGGATGCAGACGGACACGGGATGTCTCTTGAGGCATTCCACCGAACCATCACGCGCCATTTACTGACGCTGGGGCGTTATGCAGTCTTGGCAGACGCGCCCGCAAGCGGTGAGCCGTTCCTTGCAGGGTACGCGGCGGAAAGCATCATCAACTGGGACGTCAACTTCTACGTTCTGGATGAAACCTACCTCAAGCGCGACGGCTTCATCTGGACGCAGGAGCCGCGCTATCGGGTTCTCGAACTGGTGGATGGGCTGTATCAGGCCACCGAATACGAGGGCAACCTGGGCCAAGGCGAATCTATCACGCCGACCGCACGAGGCAACGCGCCCATGCGGTCAATTCCTTTTGCAGTTGCCAACGCGCGGGACTTGTCGGCAGCTATCGAAAGCCCGCCTCTGATCGGTGTGTCGGACGCGGCAATCTCAATTTACCAGCTTTCGGCGGATTACCGGCTGCAACTGTTCATGTCGGGGCAGGAAACACTTGTCGCCATAAACGGCGAAGCGCCAAACCTTGTCGGCGCGGGCGTTGTTCACCAGATGAATGGCACGTCGGATTTGACGCCGGACCTCAAGTACGTGTCGCCATCTTGTTCGGGCATTGAGGCGCACAAAGAGGCAATGACAGAACAGCGCGAGGCCGCAGTGATGGCCGGGGCGCGGATGTTTGAGAACGGCGGAAACGCACAGGAAAGCGGTGAAGCCCGCAAGCTACGCTTTGCCAGCGAAACGGCGAACCTGATGTCAGTGGCGATGGCGTCGTGTGGCCTGCTGGAGCGCGGCCTGAAAGGCGCTGCAATGTTGGCGGGGCTGAACCCGAACGAAGTGGTTGTGACGCCTCCGAGCGACCTTCTGGACAACACCATGTCACCCGCCGATCTCGCTGCACTGTTCGACGTGTACGAAAAAGAGGGCATGTCTTGGCAGACCTATTACGAGCGCGGGCAGCGCGGTGGGATTTTCAGCACCGAGCGCGACGCCGACACCGAATTTGACATGATTACAGGCGACTTTGTGGCAAGCGATGAGCCGCCCATGCCTGAACCAGATGCGCGTCAGGATGTGGACGCGACACGGCCTATCACTGCCAGCCTTGGCGTGACGGACGTGGTGGCCGGACGATAGCCACGAAACCCGCGCCGATGGCGCACAATCAAAGGAACGAGCGATGCTCAAATCTGTCTTGGAGACCCTCGAAGGCGTCGATGACGCTGTGAAGCCATTTTATGCCGAAGCCGACGGCAAGTTTTACTTGCAGGTTGATGGCGTGAATGAACACCCGGACGTTGTAAGCCTGAAAAACGCCTATGAGCGCGTGAAAGCCGATAAGGCTGCCGCGATTGAAGAGCGCGACGCGTTCAAGGCAAAAGTGCAGGAATTGCCGAAAGATTTTGACGCGGAAAAGTGGGCCAAGCTGAAAGACGGGAAACCGGACGAGGCGGCGCTTGTGCAGTTGCGGCAAGAACTTGAAGGCGAGCGGGACGACTGGAAATCGAAGTACGAAACGGCTCAAGAGTCGGCGCGCAAGAACGCGCTGGACCGTGACCTGTCGGACGCATTGGCGTCGTCCGGCGTGACCGAACCCGCATATCTCAAGGCAGCGCGAAACATGCTGGCAGAGGGCGTCCAGGTTGGTGACGACGGAAAGCCATATGTCGAAACGGATATGGGGCCGATGGCTCTTGCAGATCACGTCAAGCGATGGGCCGCAGGCGAGGGAAAGCCCTTTGTAACGCCGCCATCCGGCGGCAATGCAAAAGGCAACCAAGGTGGGCAGACAGCACCAGCAAACCCGGAAGCGATGGGCGCTCAAGAGCGTGCGGCGCTTCTAAAAGATGACCCGGACGCCTTTTACGAGGCGTTCCCTCAAGCCAAATTAAGGTAACAAAATGGCCCTTACTCAACTTTCTGACGTTTTCGTCCCGGAGGTATACGCCTCCTATTCGGCGGTCAACAGCCCCGAAAAAACCGCGTTCTTTGACAGCGGCATCGCCTTTTCCGACCCGACCCTTGCCGGATACTTTTCGGATGGCGGTCGCATCGGTGAGTTGCCGTTCTGGAACGACATCGACGCATCGGGCGAGCCGAACTATGGCACCGACGATCCGGCGGATGTCGCGGTCCCGGCAAAGATCGACACCGGCACGCAAATCGCCCGAATGGCATCAGTCAACAAGGCGCTTTCGGCGGCTGACCTCGCCCGCGAACTGGCAGGCAATGACCCTTTGCAGCATGTCCGCAACCGCTTCGGCACGTTTTGGACGCGCCAGTGGCAGAAGCGCGCCCTTGCATCCATGCAGGGTGTCATTGCTGACAACGTGGCAAACGACGACGGCGACATGGTGAACGACATCGCAGGCGCGACAAACGCCGATGTTGCAGACGGTACGCTGTTCAACCGCTCGGCCTTCACGGCGGCGGCGTTCACCAGCGGTGACCACTACGACGATTACACGGCGATTGCCGTTCATAGCGTCGTTTACAAGCGCATGGTGGACAATGACCATATCGAATTCATCCCCGACAGTCAGGGCGTAATCTCCCCGACCTTCATGGGGCGTTCGGTTATCGTTGATGACGGTATGCCGTTTACTGCGGCGGCTGGCACGGGCGGCTCAGATGCGGCTGCGACGTACACCAGCTATCTGTTTGGCCCCGGCCTTCTGGGCTACGGCGAGCGCACGCCGACCGTGCCTTTTGAGGTTGAGCGGGAAGGGCTGCAAGGCAACGGCGCGGGCGTCGAAATCATCATCGAACGCAAGTCGTGGGTTCTTCACCCGTTCGGCACTCAGTTCCTGTCTGCCACACTGACGGATGGCAATGCTACGCTGGCACAGCTTCGCCTTGCGGCAAACTGGGATCGCGTTGTGGATCGCAAGAACATTCCATTCGCCGCGCTCGTATCAAACGGATGATCTTTTTGAGGGGCTGCTACGGTGGCCCCTTTCTCAAGATCAGAGGGCGTCAAAATGAAACGATACAGCAAGCGGCTTTACTACATTCTGCGCACACAACGGCTGGCGCGTGAACGGAGAGCATCATGAACCAGATTGAACAGCTACGCATTCAAGCGATGTATTCGGCGCAAGCGGCGGGCGTGTCTGCACCTGCGAAGCCGACCGTACCG